CTCGTCACCGACATGGATATGGGTCTCCAGGTAGGTCGGTCCGCCGAGCTCGTGGTTCGGGGTGACGTTGCCGTTGGCGCCCATCGTCACGGTCTCGGGGCCGTTCTCGCCCACCAGGTAGGTACGGCCGGCCAGCACGGGACCACCGGCCGCCCTCTTGCCGTCGACGCGGACACCGGACCCGCCCGGGATGTTGGTCTCGATCAGGTTCTTGTACGTGTTCAAGGTGACGTTGACGGTCTTGCCGTGCAGCGCGTCGATCTGTCGCTGTGCCTCGTTGCGGCGGGCGGTCAACTCCGCGATGTCGGCCGTCAGCTTGGCCTTCTTCGTGGCGGTCAGGCTCTTATCCTCGAGCTGCTTCTTGGCGGCCTTGAGCTTCGCATCGAGATCTGCCTTGTCAGCCTTGAGCTTGACCTCGTCCTTCATGTTGGCGATGTCGGCGTTCCACTGATCCAGGGTGCCGGTGGCCGCGCCGAAGCCCTTCTCGACCTCGGCGCGGTAGCTCTCGATCTGCTTCTTGGCTTCTTCGTAGTCGTCCTTGTTGTGGCCGGGCAGCTTGCCGATCGTCTTCTCGAAGATGTCGGTCATCCTCAGGCCGAAGTCGATGGTCGTCCCGATGATCTGGCCGAGGATCTGGGAGGTCCACGCCGCCAGGCTGGTCAGCGCTTGCGCCGCAGTCAGCGCCCAGTCCGCGGCGACGTACTGGCCGGGCCCGGCGAACCAGTCGGCGAACTTCTCCAGCGACGGCACGATGTACTTGCCGATGGCATCCACAACGGTCTGCGAGATCTGCTTCCAGACCTTCTCCAGCTTCGCCTGTGGCGTGTTCGACAGGGCAGCGTTGGCCTTGTCGATCGCGCCGGCGGTATCGCCCAGCGACCCGGCAGCGGTCGCCAGGTCCGCCTTCCCGATCGCCGCGCCCAGGTCCTCCCACTTGGTACCGAACAGCTCGACGCCGACCCGGTTCCGCTCGACCGGGTCCGTGATCCCGTTCAGTCCATCGAGGACCTTCCCGAACGCCTTGCGGGCCGACTCGCCGCCCTCGCCGAACGCCTTCGTGGTGGCCGCGACATTGAGCCCCAGCGACTCGTAGGCGTCGATCGTGTCCTTCGATCCGTCGACTGCCCGGATGCTGATCTCCTTGATCGCGTCGGCGGCCGTGTCGGCATCCCGGGCGCCGCCTTGCAGCATCTGGTTGATCAGGCCGAGCGCGTCCTTGCCGTCGAGGCCGAGCTTGCGGAACTGCGTCGAGTACTCGTTGACGGTGTCGAGCAGGTCGCCAGATTTGTCGACACCCTTCTGCGTCGCCGCGGTCAGGATGTCGAGCGCTTCCTTGCCATCCTTCGCGAGACCGGTCTTGAGCATCTGTGCGACAGCGCGGGTCGCCGCTACGGCGTCCTCGCCGGTCAGGGTGACGTAGGTGGAGACCGAGCCGACGACGTCCCGGATCTTCTCGTCGGTGTCCTTCAGCGACACCAGCCCCTGGTTGAACGACGCCTTGATCATGTCCGCGGTATCACCCATGGACTCGCCGTAGCCGTCGACGTACAGCTTCCCGGCGAGCTTCCCGAGGCGGGCAGCATCAGGCCCGGCCGCGCCGAGCTGCGCTGCGAGCTTGGCCTTGATGGCGCCCTGCTCCAGCGCCTTACCGACGTTGCCTGCGATCACCGCGCCGAGGCCGATACCAGCAGCGGCCAGCGCGGCGGCGCCGGCGATCAGGCCCCCGCCGATCAGACTGGCGGCCTTCTTGCCGAACTCCCCGAGTTTCCCCGTGGCCTTCTGGAACTTCGATAGGTGCGCCTCGCCCTGCTTGGCTGCACTCCCGAGCCCCTTGGCGTCACCGTCGAACTTCACTTTGACGGTGCGCGACGAGCTAGCCACCCTGACCCCACTGGCTCAGGACCCGGTCAGCGGCGTCGTTCCACTCCTTCACGATGCGCGACTCGTTCTCCTCGACCGTCGAGAAGAACCAGTAGTCCTCGGACCCGGCGCCGCCGTTGTGCTTGCGGAACTGCTTGAGGTAGGTCGCGCCGAAGTTCGCGCCGAACAGGATCTTGTCCAGCGGCTTGCGGTTGCGGCCAACCTTCCTCTTGCCGCCGGCCTGCACCGACGGCACCCGGTCACGACGCGCCTTGATGCCCGGCACGATCAGCGCGGACTGCGCATCGGAGGACCGGGCAGCGTCCCGGATCTTCTCGGCGAGGTCCTCGCTGATCTTCTGGTTAGCGTCCCGCAGTGCGGCGGTCGCCTCCTTGGGGAGGCTCCGAAACGCGGCCAGCGTCTCGTGGACGCCGTCGATCTTCAGCCTTACAACGATTCCCATCCGGCCGGTGCCTCCCCTCGGTGCTCGGTGGTCGGTGTCGCGTTCAGCAGCTGTAGCGCCGTTACGACTGCCCGTTCGCCTTCTTTCGCCCACGCGGACGGGGCGATGCCGGTTCGGATTGCGAGGCCGATGAGGGTCCGGCTGAGGGAGCCGGCGGGGTAGGGTCCGGCTCCTCGTCCTGCTCCTCCTCGTCGAACGCAACCTCGCAGGAGTTCTCGAACTCCTGGAACGTCAGCGCGGTCAGCCCTTGCCGCCACGAGGCGAGGTGGGCGAGCTTGTAGAAGTCGATCAGGTTGGGCTGCGCCATGAGGTTCACGAAGGACTTGTTGCCCTTGGTGGTCTTCTCCCACGTGAGCACGTCCCGCGATGTCGCCGTGACGACGTACGAGTCCCCGCTGTCAGGCGTCACCTTGAGGGTGATCATCAGAAACCCACCACCGCTCGAGTCACGCTGGCCTGTGCGGAGTAGTCGACGTAGACACGGCCCTCATCGGGCGCGGCCGGGCGGGCGTAGGTGCCGGCCGGGAACGGGCCGATCAGCTTGGTCGCAGCGGCCGCAACAGCGACGATCTGCTCAGCCACAGCAAGGCCCGACTGGGTAGCAGGCGTCTGCACCGTGACGTTGATCGAGGAACCGGACCCGTTGGTCACCATCACCGCGACCGCGCCGGAGTCGATGACGTCGCCGTCGACGGTCGGAGCGGTCATCACCGGGGCCAGCCCGGACCCGATGATCTTCTGCGTGGCGACGCTCACCCTGGCCATTACGCGAACACCGGAGCGCCGTCACAGGGCAGCTCGACCGAGAACTCGGCCCACGCGCCCTGGTCGCCACCGAAGGCGGTCGCCTTCGCGGTCACAGTCACGGTCGCCGAGACACCCTGCGAGATGTCCGGGGTGATGACGAGGTCGATCTTCTGGCCGGACATCTCAGTCAGGAAGCGGGCCAGGCCCTGCGCGCTGACGTAGTCCTGCAGACCGGCCAGGGTGCACGACCACACCGCGGTGTCGACGTCCTGCTTGACGCCGTCCGGGACGAGGGTCCGGTAGGTCTGGGTGGCCTGCTCGGGGGTGAGCATGACCGTCTTCAGCTGGTTGGTGTAGCCGGTCGCCTCAACGGTGACCGTTGCGTTCCGAAGGACGTATCCGCCGGCGGGTGCACTCATGGCTATTCGCTCCTCGCGATGATCTCGACGCCGTACAGGTCGCCGGCTTCGGTGGGGATGGTGATGGGTCGGGCGAGGTCGACGAACGCGACCTCTTGCAGCGCCTGCGTGACAGCGGGGACGAGGGTGTCGAACTGGTCGGTCGCGGTCGCCTCGTCCGCGCCGATCGTGACGGCGATCCGCCAGGTCGTCTCGAACGCGCTGCCGGGGCCGCGGGTCAGCTGGTTGATCAGCGGCCAGGCATCCCCCGCCCTGGTGACCTTCGGCTTCTTCGCGTAGCCGGTGACGCCCTCCACAGCGGAGAGCGCAGCGGCGATGCTTGCTCGGGTGGTGATCATCCGACCGTGATCCTTCGGTGCGGACCTTCGAGACGACGGACCTCGGGGTCACGACCGGGCGGAATCAGCGACCCCGCCTCGGCGTCCCCCTGCAGAACCGCGAGAGGCATCCCCCGCAGCGCGAGGTTCCTTGCACAGCGGCGATACAGAGCCTCGGTGAGGTCGGCTGGCCAGGCTGCATCGTCAGCCGGTACGCGGCAGCGTGCAGCCTGAGCAGCCTTCTCGGCAGCCAGGACCTCACCGATCTCGGAAACGGTGTAGCTCGTGTCACCGAGGTAGTCCTGAACCTCGGTTGCGATTGGTGCTGCCATGGCTGCCTCCTCTCAGTGCTGGTCGGGGATCGGGGATTACGCCGGGTCGTACGAGATCTCGTAGACGCCCGCGAGGCGGGTGTTCGCCAGGGCCTTGTAGCCCCAGACCGCGATGTCGACGAACTCGACGCGGTACTCGAAGTCGAACCGCTGCGGCGGGGTCGCCCAGCCGTGCACGTCCTCGGAGGCGAACAGGTAGCTCGACTCGGCCACGACGCCGGAAGCGCCGAGCGCCCAGGCCGGGACTCCGACCTTGCCGCCGATCATGATCTGGCCGAAGTTGGCGGCGACCTGACCATTCGCGTTGGTCGGGTTGATCACCGGGTAGAGCTTCCGGCCGGCGCTGTCCTTGGCGGCAATGAGGGCCTTGTACAGGTCCTCCTGGATCACGAGCTTGTCGAACCGGTCGCCACCGCGCAGGAAGTGCAGCGAGGCCAACCCGGATTCGAGCTTGCTGGCCAGGACCGCGTCCGCGTCACCGACACCGAGGGTGGCCAGCGACGTCGGGGTGAGGCCGTCGAGCAGGGCGACCGCCTTGGCCTCGAGCGCCTCGTAGTAGGCGCGGACCACCTGACGCCAGATCAGCCCGGACACCTGCGGGTTACCACCGGCGTCGACAACCTCCCGCGGAACCTCGACGCGGCCACTGGTCGCGGTCGGGGTGATCGTCTGGGAGGTCGCCGTGAAGGTACCGGCGGACGGCGCGACGCCCTCGGTGTGGTCAGCGACCAGACCGGAGGCGGTGGAGAACTTCGGCAGAACGAACGGCGTACCGTCCGTCAGGCCGCCCTTGTTGATCGCGGTCCACACCGGGTAGCTGTAGTCCAGCTGGTCGACGTACAGGTCCGGGCGGTTGATGTTCGGGGTCAGGGTCGCGACACCGGCGCCGGTCACGGCGAACGCGGCGGCCATGAACTTCTCGATCCGCTCCCCGGCCTCGGCGTCGTTGCGCTTGGCAACGGAGAACAGGTCGGAGCTGAAGTCGTGCTCGCCCTTCAGGCCGTCGAAGCGGTAGGGCAGCGGCTCGGTGACCTGCAACTGCGGGCCGCCGGCGGCGATGACCTCGGGCGCGGCCGGGGTCGCAGCCGGGGCAGGCGTGAGCAGGGCCTGGATCTGGGCGAGCTGCGCGGCGGAGAACTGCGGCGCGGTGGGGTTCTGGGATGCGGTGAAGGCGGCCAGCGCGACCGCGTCGCACTCGACAACTCCGGCCGCGTGGATGCGATCGCACTTGGTGCACTTCATTTCGGTGCCTTCCTTGGAAGCGGTGACTGCGTGAACCCTCGCGTCATCGAACGCGGGGCAGGGAGTGAGGGAGATCTCGGGCAGCGGAGCCGAGGTGGCGTGGTAGACGCCGTCCCGCTCCTGGTAGGTGCCGCCCTGGCCGATGCCGATGGACAGTCCGTCTTTCACCTGGTCGGCAGCCAGCAGCAGGGCCTCGTCGCCAGCAGGGGTAGCGCTCACCTTGAACGTGGCGAGCAGACCGGCGTCGGTGTCTTGGAACTCGATGGCCCGACCGAGCGGCTTGGCCCAGTCATGGCCATCGAGGAACTTGGTCCGCGACGGGTCGCCCAGCTGCAGCGAGCCCTTCGAGAACGACCACTTGCGCCCCTTGGACTCGGCCACCTGCCCGTAGGGGACAGCGAGGCCGGTGATGGTCCGGGCCTCGAGGTCGACCTTGAACTGAGCCGGCGCGGCCGGCGCGTCGAAGGTGATGACATCGGGGTCAGCGAACTGACTCGCGGCAGGTGCGGGCACAGGGGCCTCCGAAGCGGGTAGGGCGGGCTTGCCTTCGTCCTCGCGGATCTCGTCGCGGGTGATCGCGCCGACCCGCTCGCCCACCTCGTACGCCTGGTAACGCTCCAGGGTGGAGCTCCGCATGAACGCGTCGAGGTTGAACCGGACGACGTGGCCCTTCTGGGTGACGTCGCCCATGCTCAGGCGGTCCTCGATCGCGTGGAGGTAGTTGCCGAGGGTGAAGTCGGTCAGGTCTTTCCGGTCGTCCTGGTGGTTGGTGTAGTCCCGCGTGGTGACGGACACACCCAGGTCGGTCGGGTCGACACCGGCGTGGCGGGCGATCTCCAGGACCGCGGCCGCCCGGCCCTCGGTGAGCTGCAGCTGCTTGGAGTCCCATTGCAGCGGGACGTACTTCAGCGCGGCGGGGACGTAGCCGGTGGATCCGTTCTGCCGGGCCGTGCGCCAGTCGGTGAGGATCTGCGCGATGTCCTCATCGTCGACCGGGTCAGCGTCGTCGGCCGGCTGGAAGTAGCCCTGCGGGATCGGGTCAGCGGCTGAGTTCGCGGCTGCCGAGTCGAGCCGTAGCGCGCTCCGGATAGCCCGGGCACCAGCGATCAGCAGCGCATCGTTCGGGGAGTCGAACCGGATCAGGTCCGCGTCGGGGATGTACTCCAGCGCCGAGCCCTGAGCCTGCCCGTCGCGGCGGTAGTAGACCTTCTGGTCCTGCTGGATCACGACGGTGAGCGGATCGAGGCGGACCACCTTGGACGGGAAGCCACTCACTCCGCGCTCAGTGACGCGCCACCAGGCGATGCCCTCGAACAGGACGTCCTCGACTGTGCGGGTCATGGTGACCGAGCGGGGGATGTTGCGCTCGGGCTGGTCGAGCAGATCGTTGACCATCGTCACGCGGTCGGTGTCGACCACGGTCAGCGGCAGGCCACCGATCGAGCCACAGATCAGGTCGCGGGACTTCTTCACCGCGCCGCACTGGATCGCCTCACGGCGGGAGATGCGCGGCGCCGGGCCGATCGGGTCGGTGTACGAGGTCAGGCCGAAGAACTCGGCGGGGATGTCAACAGCAAAGGTCGGCTCGGCGCTGGATTCCAGCGCGGCCGTGACGACCGGCGAGCGGCCGAACAGTGCGTCAACCCACGTCACACCTTGAGTGTACGTCAAGAATCTTGATGTCAAGACTCTTGACGCAAAGAATCTTGACGCCACTCACTACGCAGCAGTGATGATCCGCGGCTTCCCTGCCGACTTCCTGCGGCAGCTGGTGACCACCCAGCCGGCCGCCTTGACCGCATCGGCCCTACCGGTCGACGCCATCCGAGGACCATCCGCCCCCGGCATCGTCCGGGCGCCCAGCACCTGCTCGGTGAGGTGCTCGCCCCCGTCATGCCGGACCGCGTCCTCGGCCAGCAGCCGTTGGAACTCCTGCACCGACGCGCTAGTCCGGCCCTGCCCCTTGCGGATCCGTACGCCGGACAGCGCGGGATCCTCCACCAGGGACGCGCCCACCGTCGCGAACCCTCGGAAGCCCGACGCCCTCAGTGCCGCCACTGCCTCCGTGAGGTCGACGTAGTCCTCCACCGACACGACCACCCGGGCACCCACCCGCCAACCGAGGGCCACCGACACGCCATCGGCCCACCAGGACTCCAGCGCCGCCGACTGCGGCGGACCCAACGGCGGCTCCTCGACCAGTTCCTCCCACTCCTCGGCCGACACGATCGGGAAGCCGCGGTCCTTCGCGACCGCAGTCAGCCGCCAAATATTGAGGTACTGGGCGGTGAACCCGGCCATCGGATCGACGTCGTCGGCCTGCGGGTCGAGCTCGCCCGCCTGCGCCTTGCTGTACTTGTTCGCGATCATCCGGCGCCGGTCCTCCGACCAGTGCGGCGAGGCCGCCTTCCACACCTCCGGGTCACCCGGGTCAGCGTCAGCCGGCGCACCCCAGAGCATCAACAGCGTCTCGCCGTCGTCGGTGGTGAGCGCGTCGGTGATCCGCTGCCGCATCAAGCTGGTCGCCCGGCGGTGAGCCGTCGACGTCAGGTGCAGCTGCGACCACAGGCGCTCCAGCATCGCGGGCTCCAGGCCTTCGCTGACGGTGTCCGGCTTGACGTCCCACGCCTCGTCCACGACCGCCAGGCCCGCATCCCAGCCGTACACACCGTCCTGCGAGCGCACCAGCCAGCGACTCCCGTCCTCGGCCTCGAGCGCCTCCTTCCCGTTGGCCTTGGTCACCGTCCAGTCCTGCGCCTCGGCCCACCGCCACGCGCCCCGCTGGATCTCGCGACAGATCGGCAGGTCGTTGCCGCAGTGCACGACCGTCTGCACCTCACCGATCAGCCAGGCGTGCGCCATCCGCCACAACGCCATCCCCCGGATCCGCACCGACTTGCCGGCGCGCCGCGGGCACGACTCCACCACCGACCGCCACACCAGCGACCCATCCTCGCGGTACTCCAGTTGCCGGGTGATCGCCAACCGCTGCCACCAACGAAGCCGGATCTTCTGCGTGTCCTCGATCCAGTCGCACGCCTCAGCCCCGTACGAGCCAACAGCGTCTGGATGCGGCGGCGTCATGTACAGCGGCGGCGCCGCATCCTCGGGTAGGTCCAGCAGCGGCTGCAGCCACGGGTACTCAGCCAGGCTCTCCGGGTCCCACAGCAGGTCTGCGCGGACCTCCTGCGCGGCCTGCGCGTCCCCGGAGAGAGAGACAGGACAGAGGGCGGGATGTCCTGCCCCCTGCGGGTGGGAAGAACCGGGCTGGCCGACCTTGAGATTGCACGGTGTGCACGCTGCCTCGAGGTCACTGAGTGCCTCGCTCACGCCCTTCCCCTTCTTGTGATGCACGCAGTCAGCGACACCGAGGCACTGAGCCCACTCGCCCCTGCTGGTGCGCCACTTGCCGGGTAGCTGGATCTGGCACTGGTACTGGTCACGGGTGAGGATGTGCAGGCGGGTGCGCCTCCACTGCCTGGTGGACCCACCTGCCCATCCGGCGCTCACGGTGTGGTCATCCCCTCGACCTGCTTGGCCAGGCGCTTGGCCTGCAGCCAGATCCACAGGGTCATGAGGTACCAGCCCAGAGCGAAGGCGGTGGTCATCATCCCGATGTAGGCGAAGCAGGTGATGATCCACTCGCTGGCGGTGTGCGGGGTCATGAGGTAGCTCCTTGGGCGATGCGCTGCTGTACGTGGGTGACGTACTCGATGAGGTGGGCGAGGTGCTTGATGCACAGGCCGTGGTCTGCGAGCGGGTCTGCGATCTCTGCTGTGCAGCGCACGCCTTGATCGTTGGTCAGGTGGCACTGCGTACGGCCGGCGACGCGGGTCTGCTGGCGCTTCTGCAGACCGTGGGTCCGGGCGTCGATGAATGGGGTGCGGTCGTTCATGAGAGGGCTCCCTTCCGAGGGGCACGGTCGGAGGGGATCTTCGGGGTGTGCCCGTGCCCCTCCCTATAGGTCGGGGCACGGGGCACGGTGTGCCCCGGCACATTGGGGCACGGTGGGGGCACGGGGCACGCTGTCACTTCTCGACCCAGTCCTTGAGCTTTTCGTGAGGGGTCTTCTCGGACAGGTAACCGTCCAGGATCAGCTGATCCAGGGCCGCGTCTTTGGTCTCGTTCTTGCCTTTGACCCCGGCCCGGATCATGCGCTTGGACAGGGCGCCCTTGGCGGTGATGGTGGCCATGATCTCGGTCATGATCGCGGTGGGCCGGAACACGCCCTCGGTCGGTTCGGGCGGTACGACCTCGGTCCAGGCCTCCTCGCCTGCATGGCCCGTGGCGTCGACGATGAGGTCCGCGAACCAGTGCAGCCCGCCTGCGGATGCGACCGCGTGGCGCCTGAGCTGCCCGGGACGGTCCTTGGACAGCTTGACCCCGGATACGCCTCGCTGGCCGATGCCGAATGGGTGGCGGTTCTCCAGGACGTACGCGGCACCGTTCAGGCCGTTGAGCTTGTGCACGGCGCCGATCGCGTACCGGCCGCGGGCCTCGCCGTTCTTGACGACGTGATCCAGGCTGACGACTGCGGGGCCGAAGCTGGCGATTGCCGTAGGCACCTGCTGGCCGAATGCGGCGACCTCGTTGTTCTTGTTCGCGTCGAGCCCGTGCAGCGCGAGGGCCTCGGTGACGCCGTCCAGGATGGCGATCGTGGGGGTGGTGTCCTGCAGTACGGCTGTCAGGTCGTCGCGGTGGACGCCTCGGCCGAGCGCCGCGTCCGGGCGCAGGTAGGTGAAGTGCTCGCGGATCTCGGGCCGGGTGGCGCCCATGATCAGCAGGCGGTTGACGGTCGACCCCTCGTCATCCTCGAAGTCGACGTAGAGCGCGTTGTTGCCCCGTTTCATCTCGGTGATGCAGGCAGAGAGCGCGAACCAGGTCTTGCCGCCCTCGGACTCGCTGGCGACGGTGTGGCACTTGCCCGGGTAGAACAGGCCGGCGCCGTCCGTGCGCTCACCTACAGACGGGACCGGAGCCTCCCAGGTGCCGTCCAGTACCGAGGTGAAGTCGACGGGCTGCCAGGGCCTGTGTCCGGTGTGTTCTTCGATCTGGACGCCGGGCATGGTGGTCACGTTGTGGTCCCATTGGTAGTCCTGCTCGGGCTGCCCGTCGTCCCAGGGCTCGGGCGGTGGCTCATTGCCCCAGGGCTCGAAGTCTGGTCCCGGCATCAGAGGTCGCCCCGGATCAGTGCGGCGTGCCGCTGGCAGGCGAGGATCTGGGCGCCGATTCGGCTGTGTGCATGTGGATCCGGTTGGCGACCGGGATGGTCGCCGGGCCGAGGCAGTGCCTCAGCGATCTGCTCGGCGCGACGCTCCCAGTAGCAGGCTGTTGCTTCCTGCAACGAGTCCAGCAGGAGATCGCGGGCGAACCGGTCCACGTCCCACCCGATCACCGACCAGCCTTGTGGATGAGTCGCCAGACGGGACCATTCAACTTGCGATTGAGTTTGCATCCGGCCTTCGAGCAGCCGCACCGCTTGCAGGTGCTCATGCCGCGTCGCTGTTCGCGGACGACTGGCGGGCCTCGCGGTTCTTGCGTCGGGCAACGGCCGACTTCAGGGCCATTCCGACGTAGTGCGCCTTGCGGAGCGACTCGGCCCGATCAGGGTCACCACCGGCCAGTTCGAGCCAGCGGGCCTCCATCGCGGCGCGGGCAGGTGCGGTCCGGGCCGTGCGGTCGAGGGTGTTGCCCCAGCTCAGGTGGGCGAGTTGTCGCCCCGCCTGGGATGCTTCGGACTCTGAGGCCGGGTGTTTTGCGCTGTGCAGGGGACGTGCTTTCATGGGGACACCTCTGTGTGAGAACCGGGGTGCAAATAACGGCCGGGTTGAAGTTCGTCGGTGGTGAGACACCGACTGCCTGGCCGTTACTGCTCTGTACGTAGAGGACGTTCGCCTAGAAGTCGGGCGATCGCAACTGGCCCCTGACCGTAAATGCCCCTTTTCAGTCACTCAAAGTGAACGGTCAGCTACGTTCGTTCTAGTGCCCAGGCTCAGCACTGGGTCCCAAAAAATTATCAGCGGCGTGACCGAGTTCACACGGGGGCGAATCACATCCGTGTAAGCCACAGACTCAGAGGTCGCCTAGGTCGAGCTTCCGGGCCTCCACGGCGGCCCGCTCCGATGCTGTCGCCTTGGTGTACCGGTCGAGCATCGAACGCTGAGACCAGCCGGCCACTGCCATCAGGCCGCCCTCGGATCCGCCCGCGGCCAGCCAGCGCGTGGCGCCGGTGTGGCGGGTCAGGTGTGGGTGGAAGTTCGCGATCCCGGCCGCCTTCGCCCGCTGGCCGAGCGCCTTGTGTAGTGCGCGGTACCCGAATCCGTCGCCCTGCTGGCCGAGCCAGAGCTTCGGGCTGGTGGCGTGCTTGTGTTGCCGCCGGGCGCGCAGGTACCGGTCGAGGGCGGCGGCGGTCTTGGCGCCGTAGCCGACCATCCGACCCTTGCCGCCCTTGCCGCGGCGGACGATCGCCGTACCGGCCTTGACGTTGAGGTCGTCGAGGTCCATCGCGACGACCTCGCCCGCTCGAATGATCGTCTCGGACATCAGCCGGATGATCGCCTCGTCGCGGATCCCGAGGAAGCTGCGGTCGCAGGTCTTCAGCAGCGCTTGGAGCTCTTCCTCGGTCATCGGCTCGACGACCTTGGTGTCGATCTTCGGTGTCCTGAGTCCGGCCAGCGGGTCCGTGGTGATCTCACCCTCGTCGAGGAGCCACACCGAGAACCGGCGTACAGCCAACTGCCGGGCGCGGGCGGTGGACGCTTCGGCGCCGTCCTCGAGGAGGTCCCCGATCCATGCCTGCACGGCGCGCCGGTCGATCTCGTCCGGCAGGTCCTTGTCAGCCGCCCAGCGCAGGTAGAGCCGCACGCCCAGCAGGTACGAGGCCAGGGTGTTCTTGCTCTTCCGCTCAGCCCGCAGCGCGATCTCCCATGAATCCACCAGTTCGGACACGCCCACGGTTCCCCCTCGAAGACCCGATATCTGTACTCAGAGCTCTATGCGGTGCTACTGTAACCGAGCAGCGCACCAAAAAGAACGCCTGACCAGCGCAAACACCGCTGGACCGGATAGCGAACGAGTTCCAATAGCAGGTAGCTACTCGCACCCGACCTACGTTAGGCGATGACGCAGTGAGTGCAGAACCATCGCCCTGGTGGAGCGGCTCAGCGGACTCACCCGCAGAATGTCGGGCGTGCCCAGACTCCCAGGACTCGTCGTCACCGATCACGTCTTCACCGTTCCGCTGGATCACTCGCGGCCGGACGGGCCCACCCTCGAGGTGATGGCGCGCGAAGCCGTCGCCGCGACCAAAATGGACTCCGAGCTGCCTTGGCTGGTGTTCCTGCAGGGCGGGCCGGGCATGAAATCACCTCGGCCGACGGGCGCGAACGGTTGGCTGGAGCGCGCCACGCGGGACTACCGGGTGCTGCTGGTGGACCAGCGCGGCACAGGTCGCAGTACGCCGGTGACGTCGCGGACCGCATCCGGCCTCGACGCGGCCGAACTGGCGTCGTACCTGCGGCACTTCCGGGCCGACTCGATCGTGGCCGACCTGGAACTCATTCGTGGTCAGGTCAGTCCGGGCAAACCGTGGTCGACCCTGGGGCAGAGCTACGGCGGCTTCATCACCTTGGCGTACTTGTCCCAAGCGCCCGAGGGTCTGCGCGGCTGCTACGTCATGGGCGGACTTCCTGGGCTCGAGGCGACTGCGGACGAGGTGTACCGGCGCACGTATCCGCGGGTGCGGGCGAAGAACCAGGCGTACTACCAGCGCTACCCCGAGGACGTCGAGCGGGTCCGGCTGATCGCGGATCACCTACGAGACGACGACGTACGACTGCCTGACGGCGACCGCTTCACCGTGCGGAGGTTCCAGCTCTTCGGGTTCGGACTTGGCATGGGCGACTACGCGCAGACGCTGCACTGGATGCTCGACGAGGCCTGGGACGGCGAGGAGCTGTCCCGGACCTTCCTCTACGAGGCGATGAACCGGACTGCCTTCGGCGATACCCCGCTCTATGTCGTCCTGCACGAGAGCATTTATGCGCAGGACGACCGGCCGACCGACTGGGCCGCCTCCCGCTTGCTGCCGGCGGAATTCGCCGCGGACGCGTCGCCGCTGCTGTTCACCGGCGAGATGATCTACCCGTGGATGCTGGAGTTCGGCGGCCTGCGGCCTTTCACCGAAGCCGCTTCCCTACTCGCCTCCTCCGACGCCTGGACTCCCCTGTACGACGTAGCCCGCCTGCGGGACAACCGGGTGCCGGTGGCCGCGGCTGTCTGGCACGACGACATGTACGTCGACGCCGGGCTGTCCCTGGACACGGCCAACCGGATCGGCAACAGCGCCGTCTGGATCACGAACGAATGGGAACACGACGGCGGAAGCGCCTCGGGTGGCTCAGTCCTGGATCGCCTCCTCAAACTGGGCGCCGACCTCGCACCCGTTCAGTCGGCGGACGTCTCCTGA